GGATCTTTTATCTCAGATGAGAACTAGAACAAAGACATCAGTTACTACCCTGCGTATATTCCCTCCCGCAACCGTGCCAAATGTGGTCACGAAATGCGATGGGAGTACGCAAGCGGGTTCTGGTACTTATAGTACCACGTATAGCGTCCCCACATCGTTCATTACTGAACGTATGGTTGACTCTACCGGTAAGGGACAGTCGCATGAGTGTTTCCATAAGAAGTACCGTAGATCCTTTGATGGGCCTACGGGAAACTCTGTTGGAGCATCCATAACGCCACTGGGCGTCATCGTACAGGCTGACCAAGGCCGGAGCTCTGTAGCTCTGGGCGAGGCTTCCCCTGCATGGTTTGACGTTTGGGATCTCACCAATATTGGTGCGCTCCCCCCCGAATGGTCTGATGCAACTCCATCCATCAACGAAGAGATCATCAAGAATGATCTATTCGAGCAAGCGCGTCAGCTTAAGGCTGACCATTTGTTGAATATCGTTGAGGCTAATCAGATTATACCATCTATTCGCGGCCTAACCCAGTCTTTGCCAAATATGGCTAAGCATTGGATGCAGCTTCGAAAGGTGATTAAAACGGCGTCTGCTTCATTTCTAGCATGGAAGTTCGGGGTTTCCCCGATCCTTCATGATATTATGAATACAGTCCGTTATCTGCCTAAGCTTAAAGATGCAGTTGATCGTCACGGGAAGCGTGAGAAATCGAGGTTTAGCAAGAGTGCTATTCTTCAGTTTCAAATGAATCCTAGTGCCTATGCAGGCGGTTATGCGCCAGTTAATGGCCATAATCTCTATGCATGGGATTGGGCGGGGAGCGTCAGTAAGACGCCTCAAGTCCGATACGTTCTTGTAGTAAAGCCTAAGACAAAGTATCATACCGACTTCTTTAAGAAGGTCGATTTTGCAATGTCTCGGTTCGGTAGTTCACCTGCTAGTCTGGCTTGGGAGTTAGTTCCTTTCTCCTTCGTTATTGATTGGTTTGTTGATCTACGCGGCGCGCTTGGTGCACTTGACAGAGTCTTAGGGACTGATCCCTTTGAAGTTGTCTCGTTTACTAGGTCGCGTAGCTACGGTTTAGAAGTGCAAGCAACGCTGGACTTATTTAGTCCATGCAATGGTGCAAAAATAAACTCGTTTGTGAGCTCTCATAGTTATATATCCTACGAAAGGTCTTTAGCTTCTGCTGCAGCATTATTGCCGCAGTGGAAGCCACATTTCGGAAAAAGTCAGGCCGCTATTGCAGTGGCTCTGATATCTCAAGCCCTCACGGGCATTGGATCGAAACGTGTGTGGGATGGCATCGACAGGCGGTTAAACCGCTTGTTGCTGAAATCCTTAGATCTGCCAGGTTAGTTCGATAAAGTCCTATGACTAAATCAAAACAGTCCAAATCGTCTACTGAGCTAATGAAAGACCTGACCGCAAGGACAGGCGTTTTATGTGCTCCTCCAATCAGTCCAGACTGTGTCGCCTTTTTGGCGGCATTCGTTCGGACTGACCTGACGCATACAGATTATGCTCTAATCACAAACATTATTGAATGTGGTTTGGCAAATGTATCTGTTGTTCAACGGGACCGATGCAAACGCTACTTGAATTTAATTCAAGATACTGTTCGCTTGGCGGTCGAAGAACACGTAATAGACGATATTAGATCGCATACGGTTCAGTCGTCTCACGACAACTGAAACTTCATGCGGACATAAGGACCTCAAATTCTGGTTATCCAGATATGAGTATCCGGCAGTTCGCTTCAACCAATAACATAAAATACCATGACATCAGACTTGACGTTCAACTCCATTGCATTCAAGAAAACCTTCGATTTGAAGGATGAATCGCAGCGGCAATCGACCACTCGTGGAGTTAATACTCCCGATCTGATCGTAATCAAATCGCAGGATTACCTCGACTCCGTTACGAAAGTAGCGGGGAAGAGGTATACCGGTCGAATTGATCGCCATGATCTCGACGCTAGTAACGCGAAGATTGTATCTTCTGCGTACTTTGTCGTCGCGGTACCGTCAACAGTGACCCAAGCGCAGCTCGACGTTGTCGTAGCTACGTTTAAGGCCGTTGTTGCCGATGCCACGTTCTTGGCAGCCGTGCTTAATAATGAGAAGTAAAACCTCTCTTATGAAGCGTGAAGCTTAAGTAATTAGCACTCTTGCTAGTTACGAAGGCTTGTAAGAACAGGCAGGTCTGAATGGTACTCCTAGTATGCATGCTATAGAGCAAACATATGTTGGCCTGCTAGCAGATGTGGCAACCTCATCTGGTTTTCGTGAAATACGAGGATCTTATGAAGGCCTACAATGGTGCTTAAATGAAGCGCCTAAGCTTGAGAAGTATATATTAGGTTGCATTGAGACTGGGGGAAACCCCGATCTTGACACCTTCCCAGTATGGCTGAGGAGATTGGCAGGGGCATCTGTTAAAGATGCCCTGATGCTGCGTCTTCTTCGTCAGCTTCTTCTGTTCTGCTATAAAGCTTCCATTACACATGACAACAAAACTACTGAGAAAACGTTTCAAGGTTTCCTTGAGACTAATCTTGCTGTTCGGAACTCTGGCAATTTGCTCGCAAGAGCATCGCCAGTTCTTCTTGACAGCGCTCGCAGACATGTACAGTCAGTCCTATTCGGATTTCGAGAGAAGGCCTTAAAACCTTCTCACGGTCCGGGTGCGGTTACCACCTCGAAATCGAGGTGGATGCACAGATACTCTACTATAGAGTCTGTGTATCCGTACAGTGACTTCTACTATCTCTATTTTAATAGAGATCATATTAGTCAATATGAGGATGCTGATTGCAAGGACATGATTGAAGCGAAACTCATCGCTGTCCCTAAGGACAGTCGTGGGCCACGCCTTATTTGTGTCCATCCTGCCGAAGCCATCTGGCTACAGCAGGGTCTTCGCCGTGAGCTGGAACGCACTATTGCGATCCGTAGAGCATCTCTGGGTCCGTGGCCTTGCGGCCACGTGCACTTTGATGATCAGTCTGTTAACGGTAAGATTGCTTTGCTCTCGTCTAGAAGTGGACATTATGCCACGTTAGACATGAAAGAAGCGTCAGACCGTATCTCCGATGTTCTTGTACAAGTCCTCTTTGGGAGGAAATACAAGTTCTTCGGGTGTTGTCGAGCCCAAAAGTTTGTGATTCCTAGCTTAGGTTCATTAAAGAATCTTCGCGGGGATTTACATAGTTACGCTCCCATGGGGAACGCTACCACGTTTCCTGTTCAGAGTCTAATCTTCTGGGCCATATGTGTCGCGTCATTGCAGCGCCGTGGGTTTCATCAACCCGGTGCTGCTTTTGTGTTCGGTGATGACATCGCTGTACCTTCCTCATGTGCCGAAGCCGTCATTGACGACCTCGAATCATTTGGTTTGCTCGTCAATAGGACAAAATCCTTTTGGCGAGGGGCCTTTCGCGAATCGTGTGGTGTCGATGCCTTTAATGGTGTCAACGTCACTCCAGTTCGTTGGAAGACTACGATCGATGCCGAACATATATCGGGAATGCAGTCTCTTTCAGACATCGCGATGCGTTTACGCAAAGCGGGATATGAGGAGGCTGCACTGTGTACATACGCTACGCTGAGGCGAAGACTACGCAGTATCTCAGGCAAACAGCTGTTCACAACGAACAACGATATGCATGGAGGTATTGCTGAATACTCGCTTAATGAGCCACAAGTGTGGCGGGATGCTTATTGGCATCGTCGCTTCCAGTGGTTTCATAGTCCAGTTTGGCGCCTCGAGTCTAGCGACGATAGCGTCGCCAGTTGTGATTGGAATCACGTACTCGAGTCCGTTTGTTCCTTGGAGCGTAGAAGCTCCGTGGATATGACGGGTATGCGGTCTCCCCGATCAGAGTCCGTCCTTCGACGGATGAAGCTGAATCGAGGGTGGATCCCAGTCCTGTAATCAAACAGACTGGGGGCACTAGAGAAATCTAGTGGCTGAGGAGGTTTTATATCACTATACAACCTTACT